CTTCAGCCGTCCGAACTGATGAAGCTGATGATCGTGCTGGCAACGGCCCGCTTCTATGCGATGCTTCCGGCGGGTGAAATCCGCAACTGGACGGCCATCTGGCCGCCACTCGTGCTGCTCGGCCTGCCTTTTCTTCTCGTTCTTGTGCAGCCAGACCTTGGCACTGCCATGATGATTGTCATTGGCGGCGTCACAGTCATGTTCCTCTCGGGCATTCCGCTGCGGCTTTTCGTGGGTGCCGGCGCGCTGGGGGCGGCGATGCTGCCCATCGCCTTCAGCTTTCTGCATGATTATCAGAAAAAGCGCGTGCTCATCTTCCTCAACCCGGAAGAAGATGCGCTGGGGGCTGGCTATCACATCACCCAGTCAAAGATCGCCATTGGATCGGGCGGCCCGTATGCGACGGCTGCGCTGCACTGCGGCAAGTCGGCAGTGGATGCGGTGAAGGTGGCGGCGCATTACGACGCGGCCACGTCGGAGCCGGTGGAGGCGTACTTCCTGGAGGAAGCGGCCCCTGCCAAGAAGCCCCGGAAGCGCAAGAAATGACCCCCGAGGACGCCAAGGACGCCGCCGTTTCTGCGGTGACGATCCTGTGCGACGCGGGCGTGCCGAGCTACGTGCTGTATTGCGACGATGCTGGCTGGCATCTGGCCGGCCCTTCCGTCGATGGCAAGGTGCTGGCGGATGCGCTGCGGGCGGTAGCGGCGCAGTGTGAGGAAACGCTGTCCAAGCTGGGCGGGTGGACGATTAACTGATTCCACTGTCGAGAGACAGCGGGCTTGCAGCGCGAAAGCGGTAGAAGGGCGGCAACCTTCCTTGGCCTAGCCGAATACCCGAGCATGCTCCCTGCGGTTTATCCGCAGCACGAGTCTCTGCGGGCAAGGAAGCTGCAAGCGATTTATTCAACCGGGCGTCAGCCCAACAGGGGATGACGTGGAAGCCGGATTGCTCGCCCAAGCCGCTGGGATTCCGGTTGCGCGGGCGATGCAATGGGTGGCCCCGTTTCAGTCGGCGGCCCTGTATGCCCAACTGACCACGCCAAAGCGCCTGGCCGCGTTCATCGCCCAGGTAGGGCATGAGTCGGGCGGATTCCGGTACGTGCGTGAGATATGGGGGCCGACCCCCGCTCAGACGCGCTACGAAGGCCGCAGGGACTTGGGCAACACCGAGCAGGGCGACGGCAAACGGTACATGGGGCGCGGGCTGCTACAGGTAACGGGACGGGCGAATTACCGCCGTGTAGCCGAGCGCCTGAGCGGCATGGGCGCACCGGACTTTGAGCAACACCCGCAGGCGTTGGAGCTTCCCCAATGGGCGGCCCTGAGCGCGGCGGACTATTGGGCTGATCGGCAGTTGAACCGCTACGCGGACGCTGGCGATTGGCGGGGACTGACACGAAGGATCAACGGCGGCTTTAACGGCCTCGCTGATCGGTTGCGCCGCCACGAGCGGGCATTAGCCGCGCTACAGGGGGCGTGATGGTTGAGGGTGATTACATCGGCTACGGGGTAGGTGCCGTGGGCATCCTGGCTGCCATTGGGCGCGTTGATTCTGGAATTGGGCGGCACGGTGCCGACCGATGAGCATTTTAGGGCGGGCGGGACGGACTGATGTTCTCTGAGCTACGCGCCCGAGCATGGCAAGTGGCTGCCATTCTGTCTGCCGTGCTGGCGGTCACGGCGGTGGTCGGGTGGGCGTTTTCTGGCTGGCGGGCTGCCGCTAGTGATTCACGTGCCGATGCCGCCGAAGCGAGAGCGGAAGGGCTGGCGCGAGACTTGAAGGCCGCCAACGACACGCTGGCAGCAGAGCGGGAACATGCCAAGCGCCTAAAGGCCATTGGCGAGCAATACGAGAGGGACAGGGCCGATGCGGCTGCACAGTACGAGCGCGATCTTGCTGACCTGCGGGCTGGCACTCTCCGGCTGCGGAAACAGTGGACTTGTCCGGCCGTCCCCGCAGTTGACCCCGGTGTCACCAGCGCTGATGACGGAGCCGAGCTACGAGAGCAGGGCGCGGCGGATCTTGTACGACTTGCCCGAGAGGCAGATGCCCAGATCCGCGGGCTCCAATCCGTGATTAAGGCAGACCGAGAGATGGGGCGGGCGAAATGAGTGACCACACATTCCCGCTTGGCTGGGACGAGCGAGACGCCAAGATTTAGGAGCAACACGCCACGGACGGCGGGTTAGGAGCAAGGGGCCAAGGACGGCATGAATACTCAACGCGCATACATGGGCGCAGATACGACCATCGCCCATTGGGTGCGTGATGACGCCGGCAACCGGGACTTCACGGGCGACACGCTGACGGTGGAGCTTTACGCCTACGGCCTGCCGGACGTGCTGGACACACTGGCGGCCACCAGCCCCGAGGCGGGCAAGGTGACTTTCACGGTAACCGAGGCATTCGCAGACCGGGCGCTGTCGCCTGGCGTGTATCGCTATCAGATCAAGGCTGACGCTGCCGTGGTTGGCGGCGGGCTGCTTGAGATCGTGTAAATCCAAAGTAGAGGCAGGTAGATATGGCCGGCAAGAAGCCCGGCAGCCCTAAGACGGGCGGGCGCACGAAGGGCACACCCAACAAGCTGACCGCAGACGTTAAGGGGATGATCCTGCAAGCCTTGGACAAGGCGGGCGGGGTCGATTACCTGCTGACGCAGGCGCATGACAACCCATCGGCGTTTATGACGCTGGTCGGCAAGGTGCTGCCCAAGGAAATGACGGGCGCAGGCGGTGAGGCGCTGTTCCCGAAGGCTATCCAGTTGGTCGGGGTCGATCCGAAGTGACCCTGCGGCTGGAAGTCCCCAGCCTGATGCTGCCCTTCGCTCAGGTGCCCAAGCGGCACAAGGTGGCGAGAGGCGGGCGAGGTTCGGGCAAGTCGTGGAGCGTGGCCCGCATCCTGGCGGCGCTGGCGGCCTCCAAGCCCATGCGCGTGCTGTGCGTGCGAGAGGTGCAGAAGTCCATCAAGGAATCCTCCCATCGGCTGCTGGCGGACACGATTGCCGGCATGGGGCTGGGCGGGTTCTACGACGTGCAGCAGACGGCCATCAAGGGGATCAATGGGTCCGAGTTCGCCTTTGCGGGCTTGCAGGATCACACGGCCGACTCCCTGAAGTCTTACGAGGGCTTCGACATTTGCTGGATTGAGGAAGCGCACACCGTCACCGAGCGATCGGCGCAAATCCTGATCCCGACGATCCGTAAGCCGGGGTCGGAGTTGTGGTGGACGTACAACCCGGAGAACGCGGACGACTTCGTTCACCAGTTGGCCGAAAATCCGGACGGCAACACGCTGGTTGTGACGATCAACTGGCGGGATAACCCGTGGTTCCCGGCTGAGTTGGAGCTTGAGCGCCAGAAGTTGCAGGCGATCAACCCCGACCTGTACCGCCACGTGTGGGAGGGTGAGTGTCGCTCAGTGGGCGGCATCATCTTCAAGCGCGAGTGGTTCAAGTTCTACGACGTGTTGCCCTCGCGGCTTAACAAGTACATCGCCAGTGACTACGCGGTGACCGAGGACGGCGGCGACTGGACCGAGCATGGCGTTTGGGGGCTGAATGAGTCCGGCGACCTGTACGCGGTGGACTGGTGGCACGGGCAGACCGACCCGGCGACGTGGATTGATGCCTGGCTGGAAATGATCGGCAAGCACCGACCGCTTGCGGCCTTTGAGGAAAAGGGCGTGATCCTTCGCGCTGTCGAGGGGTCGATCAACAAGCGCATGAGAGAGACGCAGACGTTCGTGCGCCGCGTTCCGCTGGCATCGGCCGGGGGCAAGGCAGAACGGGCGCTTGGCTTCGCTGCACGCGCTTCTGCGGGGTCTGTGTACCTGCCCAAGACGCAATGGGGACTGCGCCTGCTGAACCAGTTGTGCGCCTTCAACGGCGAGGACGGGCGGCAGGATGACGCGGTTGACGTGTGCAGCCTGATCGGCCGTGGACTGGACGAAATGGCGAACGCTGGCAAGCCGCAGGCCAGCCCGACTACTAACCGACGCCGAGACTACGGCTTCAACGATTCCGAGGTGTCGAATTGGAAAACAGCGTGAAGGCCACGGAAGGCCCGACCGTCGAGCGGCTGGTTCGCCAGTTTGAGGA